GACTATAACCAAGTTACAGAAAATGTCAATATCGGTTCGACTGGTGCGGTGACGTTTTCTCGTATCTTTCGTGCACGTATGACTAGTGTGAGCAATGCTGGTGATGTTACAATTAATCAAGGCGGTAATCTAGCAGCAAAGATTCTTACTGGAAACGGGCAGACTCTTATGGCAGTCTACACGATCCCTGCTGGCAAGACTGGATACCTGTTGAAGTTTCAGGGAAGCATGGACAAGTCAAATGCTCCAGTAAAGTTTAAGTTGTTTGCAAGACCATTTGGAAGCGGTTTCAATCTGAAGGGGCAGTGGGGCACACAAGGTGGTAACTCAGTAGACTATGATTATCCTGTGCCTCTGGTATTTGCTGAAAAAACCGACCTGAGAGTCGATGTTGAGACAAGCGGCACCTGTGGTAATGGTGCAATCTTTGATTTAATCTTGGTAGATAACTAAGGAAGAAAGATGTCCTGGCAAAGCATACCAAACAATCCTAACTGGGAATATCAGAATAGTCCACCCGATCCTGGGGCAGGAAGTCCTCTACGACCGCTGTGGTTAAAACAGACTGGAGGCGTGCGCACTGACGGAACGCATCAGGTGTATACGCAGGTGCGCAGAATACCGAAGGACGCTGGTGATGCTAACGCAAACCGTGGCGAACTGAGTAAGACATACTGGGATAATAAGTAATGGCATTGGTATTACTCGACTCGTCTGATAATTTTAATCAGTTCATTGACAAGTTCAACAATATGTCAACATTGTCTGGCGACGCTGACTTACTGAGCATCGCCAATCTGGTTGAACGAGTAAACAATTTAGATAGTGACGTTGACAATAATTTGACAGGACGCTTGATTGACATATATGATTCTGCTGGCAATTTGATATGATAAATTTTTCTGAATTCATTACAGAGCAAAAGAACACTCACATGACACACATCGAGGACAAGGTTCTCTATGGCGGTGTCAGCGGTACACGTGAGGCGATCAATGCTCTACGGGAACTACGTGACGTCTTGAAAGGCGAACGTGCTAGTGACGTATCAGTAAAGTGGGACGGTGCCCCTGCTATCTTTGCGGGGATCGATCCGACTGACGGTCAGTTCTTCGTAGCAAAGAAAGGCATATTCAATAAGAACCCCAAGGTCTATAAGACAAAAGCAGACGTTGATGCTGATACGTCCGGAGACCTGAATACCAAACTCAACGCTGCCCTCGAAGAACTCCCTGCGCTTGGCATTAAAGGTGTCATTCAGGGAGACTTCTTGTTTGGTCCTGGGGATATTTCAACTAAAAAGATAAGCGGAGAAAGTTATGTTACTTTCCACCCTAATACTATTGTCTATGCTATTCCTTCTAAGAGCAATGCCGCTAAGCAAGTTCGCTCGGCACGCATCGGCATTGTATGGCATACCACTTACAAAGGCAAGAGCTTCGAATCAATGAAAGCGTCCTATGGTGTTGACGTGAGCAAACTCAAAAGCAGTAAAAAGGTTTGGTCACAAGATGCTATGCTACGCGACCTTTCAGTTGCTACTTTTAACAAAAGGGAAACCAAAGCAGTTGACGAAAAGTTGTCGCAGATAGGCAAGTTGTTCAATAAAGTATCCGGTTCTACTCTTCGCGAACTTGAGGGGAATCAGCAACTTGCTCAAATGATCGAGCAGTTCAATAACACGTATGTTCGCAGGGGGCAGGTCATCGGCGATACCAAAAAGCATACTTCTGCACTCCTTCGTTGGGTGAAGGACAAGTACAAAGCAGAGGCAGCAAAACGCAAGACCGATAAAGGGCAACAAGCGCAGATACAAAAAATGCAGGAGATATTGAAATTCTTCTCGCCCACCAATCGTGCTTCGTTAGAGAATATGTTCGAGTTACAGAAACTCATCGTTGAGGTTAAACTCAAACTCATTGGTAAACTAAATCAACTGTCAAATATCGATACCTTCGTACGGACTAGTCAAGGTTACAAGGTAACTGGCGCCGAAGGTTTCGTAGCGATTGATAAGTTGAAGGGCGACGCGGTTAAACTGGTTGACCGCATGGAGTTTTCATACAATAACTTCTCGCCAGATATACTGAAAGGGTGGCAGTCATCATCTAGAAATTAAAAGGTATAAATATATCCAGTTGACTAATTATATTACATGGGAATTACGAGGAAAAGAGTTGTTAAGTTTTAAAGAATTCACTGAAGATCTTAGTGTTGCCCAGCGCAGAAAAGCAGGAAGAATGCTCAAGCGCAAGAAGGCAGTCATGAAGATGGCGCGTAGACGTGCTCTGAGAAGGACGGCGGATAAAAAAACGCTACAGAGGCGTGCGCGCAAACAAGCGAGAGGCGAAATCTTTCGCAAGTTATCCAAAGGCAAGTCTGCCAGTCAGTTACCCATCGTCAGAAGAATGGCAATTCAAAAACGCCTGAAGCGTCTTAACAAACGCATAGGAATTCTCACGAGACGTAAGATTCCAATCGCTCGTAGAATGGACGCTCGGCGCAAGATAGGTGGTAAGTGATGATTAGTTCATTCAGTCAGTATCTTGTCGAGGAGCAGAAGACTGCTTATTTTACCTTTGGTCGCATGAATCCTCCGACTATCGGACACGGCAAACTCCTGGACAAGCTCTCTTCTGCTGCCGGAAAGAATCCATACTTCGTATACCTTTCGCAGTCGCAAAGCGAGAAGAAGGATCCACTATCCTACTCTGATAAAGTAAAGCATGCGCGTAAAATGTTCCCGAAGCATGCGCGATCTATTCTAATCAATAAGTCTATCAAGACAGCGATAGATGTATTGGTCGATCTGTATGGCAAAGGATTCAACAACGTGGTCATGGTTGTTGGTTCTGATCGAATCAATGAATTCGATATTCTTCTAAACAAGTACAATAATAAGAAGGCGCGGCACGGGTTCTATAACTTCGAAACGATCAAGATTGTATCTGCCGGTGACCGCGACCCTGACGCTGAAGGTGTCGAGGGTATGTCTGCCTCTAAGCAAAGAGAAAATGCAGCGAACAATGACTTCACTTCATTTACTCAAGGATTGCCTAAGCAGATGAACAACCGCGATGCGCGAAAGTTGTTCAACGATGTTCGTAAAGGTATGGGTCTATCGGAGCAGAACTCCTTTAAGAATCATATTGCTCTTTCCCCAGTATCAGAAGAACGCGAAGAATATATCAAGGGCGAACTCTTTGACCTTGGCGATACTGTAGCAGTCAAGGAGAGCGGTCAGATAGGCACTATCACTCACCTCGGCAGCAACTATGTTATCGTAGAGTTTTCTGAGGATAACTTTGCGCGCAAGTGGATCAAGGACGTAGAGAAAGTCGAAGAACAATGCTGGGACGGTTACACACAAAAGGGGATGAAGAAGAAAGGCGATAAGGTAGTCCCCAACTGCGTACCAGTAAAAGAAAAAGAAGATCCAGATATCGGCGATAAGAAGGGTTCGCAACCTGCCAAGTATCATACAGGATTATCCAAGTCTACTAAGTCAAAGCGTGACGCGCACTTTAAGAAAGGTGCGAAGATGGATGACGATAACCCAGCAGCATATAAACCTGCTCCTGGTGATAAAGGATCGGATACCAAACCGTCAAAGTATACCAATAAATTCAAGCAGATGTACGGCGAGGAGTTTAAGCGCAAGGATACTCCTTTCTATATCAGCGAAAATGCCAAAGCAGCGATCGAGAAGAAGGCGAAGAAAACAGGTTGGTCTTATTCTGTCTTAAAGAAAGTATACGATCGAGGCGTCGCGGCATGGCGCACAGGGCATCGCCCAGGAACAACTCCTCAGCAGTGGGGACTTGCACGTGTAAACTCATTTGTCACTGGTGGTAAAACCACTAAGACCGCTGACAAAGATTTACACAGCAAAGGTAAATCAGGATGAGTGATAAATACTCAACAGACAAACACGAATGGGGAACCGACGCGGGAACCAAACTGGCCAAGGATATGACTCCAGGAGAAAATAAAAAAATGAAAAGGTTTAAAGAATTCGCGCAAAGTGCTGATAAAGTTCCGCAGAATTATCGCGATCCAGAAACAGGCAAAACTAAAGTTCGAATGGTTCCCAAAGACAAAGAAATCATTAAAAAAGAAGAAGTCGAACTTGATGAAGGCGCAGTTATTTCTACCACTGTTCGTAAAGAAATAATGAAGAATGGCGGTAAAAATGTCGGTCAAAATAATAAAGAAATTTATTTTACACTGAAAGGTAAGAAACATTCGGTGCCACTTTACAAAAACTTTGTTTCTGATAAAGACTACATGAAACTGCAGGATACTTTAAATGAAGAAGTCGAACTTGAAGAGAAGGCAGTATCACAAGCACAACAAAAATTCTTCGGCATGGTTCGTGCTAAGCAAAAGGGTGAGATGGATAATGCGTCTCCAGCAGTAGCAAAGGCAGCGAAGTCCATGAGCAAGAAAGACGTCAAAGATTTTGCTGCTACCAAGCACAAAGGTTTGCCTAAAAAGAAAGATGAAGATTAAGTCCTTCAACAATCACGTTATCTCTGAAGATATACGTTATCACGTAGAGAATGATGTTCCTCTTGGGGAACTGTACCGCATAGGTTCAGAGTCATACTACAGAGTATATCGTGAGGCGCGCAAACTGAATAACGAAGGCGTGGTAGAGCTCGATGGTCTGACAAAGAAAATAATTGAGGAGTCAGATATTGGTGAGTTTGGTTTGTACGAAGGCGTTAATGTCCCGCTAGATTCGCCCATGTTAGTTGAGGCAGAGAAAGCAGGTAGAGATGTAGAGTTAAACAAACCCAAGGCAGGCGGTCCTAAGAAATACTATGTTTATGTGAAGGACCCCTCAACAGGCAACGTAAAGAAAGTTTCATGGGGCGACACCTCGGGATTGAAAATTAAATTGAACGACCCAGAAGCAAGAAAGAGTTTTGCGGCGAGGCATAAGTGCGACACCCGCAAAGATAAAACCAAAGCATCGTACTGGGCATGTCGCATGCCATACTTTGCTAAACAACTAGGACTTTCAGGAGGCGGGAATTATTTCTGGTAATCGCTTATGCTTAATTCGATCCTTTCAATGTTTAATAAAAAACCCTACAAAGACTTTTTCTGTCGCGACTTTTTTTACAGAAAATTCAATGAGGACGTACAACCATCTGCCTTAGTCTGGCACCGAGATTCTTGTAACAGAGTCGTTAAGGTTTATGCCGGACGTGGTTGGAAAATTCAGTTTGACGATGAGTTGCCAAGGGAATTAACCATAAACGAAGAAGTCATTATACCTAAATACCGTTACCATAGATTAATCAAAGGAGAGGGCGAACTTCTTCTTAAGATACACTGCGATGGAGAGTAAGATGCGTTCCTTTATGGATTATTTGTCAGAGTTAACTGCTAAGCAAAAAGCAGAAATAGCAGATCGGAAAGCAAGGCGCACAGGTGGAAGACTCGTAAAGATGGGCGCACCAAAGAAGAAACCAGCTGCGCCTAAGCAAGAACCAGAAAAGAAAGTCAAGAAAGTATACGATAGCGAACGAGCGCGTAAAGACGCTGTTCGGGATGGCGCTGGTAAAAGCGATAGACCGTTGAGTAAAGCAGTGGTGACTAAGGGTGATGGAACTGGCGTCAATAAAAAAGGCGACGAGCATATAGTCATGGCACTGCGTAAAGCACAGGACGCTCAAAAGATGGGCGGCGATTCGTCAATTAAAGTTTCCCCAACAGGTAAGAAGGTAAAGGTAAGCAAGAAGTCTGTAGATCGTTTGCTTGGCATTTACGATAAGTTAGATAAACCCGAAGACAAGCGGAAGTTTAGAGTTTCTTTAATTAAGAAATTGCGTTCGGTATGATCTATAAGTTCTACAGTTATCTTATTTCTTTTGGTATATTGGCAGGTGTTGTTGGTGCGGGTTACTTGTACTACAAGGATTCACAAAAGAAAATAGCACAACTGACAGAAAGTAATGCCGAACTAAAATTTACCGCCGAACTTTGCGAACGGACAGTTGACAGTTTATCAAAGGACATCCTTAGAACACAACGATTGGTGACAGATCTAGAAGAAAAGAATAAAGAAGCAGAAGAATACAGTAGTGAGTTGTTGCGTAGACTTCAGGAGCATGACCTTGTAGCACTGACGTTTAACAAACCAGGTCTGATAGAGAAAAGAGTGAACAATGCAACTAAAAAAGTTTTTAGAGACATCGAGTCTATTACTGCTCTCGATTAGTTTATTTGGTTGCGCTGGAGTACAGGATACTGTAGTACAAACTAAATATATAAACCAGAACATACAATTACAATCAAGACCAAGTCCTGTTAACTTGCTTGATGTAACTTTTTACGCAGTAAGCGAGAAAAACCTAGATGAGTTTTTAGGGAAGATTGAAGAAAAGGATGGTGACATTGTATTCTTTGCTATATCAGTGGCGGGTTATGAGAACCTTTCGCTGAACGTTGCTGAATTGAGGCGCTATATTGAACAGCAGAAATCTCTGATTGTGTACTATGAAGAAAACATAGAAGAAAGTAACAAGAAGACACGAGAAGACGAGGAAGAAGTTGTTCAAACTGGATCGATCACTCGATTAAAAGAAACGCTGGGCATAGAATAATAAAGGACCCATAATGGAACACGATAGTATCACGTACAACAGACGTGCGACTGATGTACGGTTAGAACGTATAGAAACCAAGTTAGATGAACTTGGTAAAGTTTTAATTGCTCTTGCAAGAACCGAAGAGAAGGTTCATGCAATGGAAGACGACAAAATAGTACAATGGGAAGTGTTAAATAAGTTGGAAGCGAAGATTGACATTATGGAAGTTCAACTAAACGATGCAGCAAGAACTATGAAGATAATCCATAAATTCTTTTGGATCGCTGTTGCTGGCGCGGCAACTTATTTCATGCCATCATTATTAGGAACCTTTCCAGTATAAATAGAATAAAATACCCTTGGAGGATAAAATGGATATTCGTAAATTAGCAAATGTATATAAGGAGATGGCGGAAGCTTTGTCTCCTAAGCAAAAGAAACTCGACGTTGACGGCGACGGAGACATCGAGGGCGATGATCTTGCTGCATTGCGCGCAAAGAAAGCTAAGAAAGAAGAGCGCGAAGAGTGTCCGAAGTGCGAGGGCAAAGGTTGCGACCACTGTGATGGCAAAGGTTATCACGAAGTCAGCGAAGAAACAGAAGTCAGCGAAGAAACAGAAGTCACCGAAGGCGAACTTCCGCCTGCCCTCAAAAAGGCAATGAAGAAGAAAGAAGAAAGTGATGACGACGATGACGATGATGACGATGATGACGATGATGACGATGATGAGTCGAAGAAAAAGAAAGTCGAAAGCAAGAAGATGAAGAAAGAAGATATCGACCTTGAGTCTATGTCAGGTAAAACTTGGCGCGACCTTTTGCTTTCCGTTTATGAAGATAAGGCACAGCATACAAAAGGTGCCACCAAACCAGAAACTCATGATAGCAAAGAGTCTGGTAAGGCGAAAGAATTTGCAAACATGCACAAGAAGTCCGAGAAGGAATACGAGGACCAAGAAGAGAAGGGGCATGAAGACGCATCCAAAGCAGGTCGTGTGACTAGTCAGGCACCTGCTCGGAACGCTGCTGACAAACTGAACGTCGGCGATAAGAAAGTTGTTAAATAACCAGGAGTAAACTATGGACATTATTGTTTTAGCATTGTTAGCAGGTGCAGTGGGATTCGTCATTTGGCGTATGTCAAAAGGCGAAGGTTCGTCTGAGGGCGTTGGCGGTGTACCAACCTTCACGGATGAAGAATTGATGAAGATGAAGAAGGATTCGATTGAAGAAGTCGGACGCAATCACGGCATCGAACTTGATCGACGTATGACCAAGGCAAATATGATTAAGGAACTTCGTAAGCAACTTCCCTAATCTAGCCGAAAGGATTATTAATGCAACTTTTTGAAGAGCTGGACGATAAAAACTTTTTGTGGTATGCAGCGAAAAATTATTATAATCCTACCTGTATAGATGCCGAAGAATTTTTTGATGACCTCAAGCGTTTCAATTATCTGAAACGCTTGGTCAATCGCTACAAGGATAACGATGACTTATCAGAGCGATTGATGTTGAATCATATCATTATCATCTTCAACGTCTTTGGTATTGAACCAGGATTGAAAATGCTAGAGTTCAAACTGGGTCTGAATAATTGGTATATTATCAAACCCTTTCTAGTGTTTCTCAAATTAATTAGAAACGACCAGTACGTGGATGTGGTTATGGATCCAAGAATAGTAGAAGTTTTGAGGCAAATCTGATGGGGTTACTCTCTAGAGCAGGCGATTTAGTCTACACTCTCAGATTCCTGAGACTCCTCACTACAAAATTCGAAGACACGAACGCATACAAGTTGGGTCTAATAGACGATAAGGGCGCGAAACTCAGGAAACCCCAAACGTCTGATGAGAAGTCTGCTTATAATATCTTTCACCGTTTGGTGTTCAATCTTAAAAAACTCTTAGCGAAAGCTCCTGGCGGTTCAAGCAAGATCGCCTCATATGCAGCTGCTTTGTTTCTTATCAAAGAAAAGTATAATATGAGCGAGGAAAGTCTTGAGCGTATTCTCAAGGAATCGGGGTTAGAAGTAATAGATATCCTAAACGAAAGCAATACATGGTTCTTATCCGAGAACAAAATGTTATCGCCAGGGATATATAAAGTTCGTAACGAAAAACTTCTGAACTCTACTTGCGAAGAACTTGTTTCCCCCAAGGATAAGGTGCGTGTCTCAGAAGACGCTTATCCTATCGGTGATGTATTTGGTATGGATATATATGAAGCAACTCACGTAAACACCGGTCAAAAGATATATGTCACAATCGGAGAACTAGAAAAATGAAATCGTTTGTAGACCTAAGGAAGGAGATGATGACATCTGCTGATGCAGGTATTCCGC